CGTGGTTACAAGGCAGAAGAAGTTCCAATTAAAAGATTGGATGAATTGGAATTGTGGAATTGTTTTTCTTACTACCCTAGTATTACTAGTTTTGATATTCTAGACGGACAAGCTGGCAAGTACATAGGTAAAGATAAGAAGTGGCATCACGGATCCTATTTATTCACAGTTGACTTTGCACACCCAGAGAGTAATATAATCGACACAGATCATTCTGAAATACCGCATGAACATAAATGCGCGCACATAATGGCATTAGATGATGGCAATTATGCTGCACAGCCAAACAATAGAATAATATGGGACATACCTTCTTTTACTGTAAAAGATGAAGTTCCTGATTGGAAGGTACAAACTTCTGAGTGGAATGTAGAAGACACAGGACAGTGGAAAACAGAAGACACTGACAATTTTTTCTACGAAATTGAGGAAAAGAAAAATGAATCTAGTTGATTTATTAAAAAAAAATATTGTAATGGTGCCTATTGTGGCATCGTTAGTTGTTGGAACATTTACAGGTGTTAGGTATATTGTAAACCTTACCGACACTATTAATTCTAATGAACAAAGACTTACAAATATTGAAAGAGATTTAACTCAATTAACAAAAAATATTAATGATATAAATACAAGACTATCATCCGCAGAAGCAACATGGCAGATGGCAGAAAATTTATATAGACAATTAGCAGATCAAGTCAGAGAACATGACTATGATATTAAAGATTTAAATAGGTAGTTATGTATGGAGATTGCCAGGATGAATTATTATTTTACAGGACTTCTTATTCTAATGTTGACAGCTTTGGCGTTCTGCACAACTCCAGCATATCCTAGAAATGAGTATCTCAATGACGGTACTAATACTTGCAGTACTGGCTCTTTTGACATATCGGTCCAACAAAGGGACTACGAAAATAGGTATAGACACTATGATCCTACTAACAATTATAATAGCCCTAGTGATGATAGATCAATCAGTTTAACTTGGAGAAAGTATTTAGGTTCTGCCTGCACAAAAGAATTTAGAAAAGTCCAAACAGAAAATGTTCAACTAAAACAACAATTAGAACTCATGAAAATGTGTGGAAAAGTCAATAATAATCCCACTATTGCGCGTAACCCTAACTTCGCATTGCTAGTTTCTAAGTGTTCTGGTATAATCATACCCGAAAATAAGAAGCCTGAAGGCAGTCATTGGGACGATCTAAAAGATAATTACAAGAAAGAAAATCCTAATGTTAAGTTAATGGGTGATAAATTTATAGGACCAAAACAATGATGGAAAAAGTTTTAACGCTGTTAGTTGGACTCCTAATTGCATTAGGAGGATGGTCGCTATCTAGAACATTTGAATTATCTACAGGTCAAGTTGTACTTGAAAAACAAGTTGAACAATTAGAATTTGAAGTGAGAATGATAGATGAGAAGATGGAAGAAATGTTTAATATAGATGAAGAGATTATGGAGCAACACGAAAAATTATTTAAAAAGTTAGAACAAAGCAATTCAGGATATAACTATAACTAATGGCAAAACCTCTTAAAATTTCTGAAGAAGCAGCCGTGCAAATGCCGATGAAAACGGTAGCCTCGTTGATTTGTATGGTCGCGATTGGAACATGGGCATACTTCGGCATCATTGAGACGCAAAACAAAATTCAAACTACAGTAGAGTTAATGCAAAAAGATTTAGTAGAGAATACAGATTTTAGAATCAAATGGCCGCGGGGTCAACTTGGTTCGCTTCCCGCAGATTCCGAGCAATTCATGATGATTGAGGATCTTTATAAGACCACGGATAAGTTGAACACACATATAGAATCAATGGCTTTAAACAAAGTCAACATACAATTTTTAAGAAAACAAATGGATAAAGTTTTACAGGATATAGAAAAACTTAAAGATGCAAATAGAGAAATGAAATATACTAACGGGAGCACACATTGACAGAGGTTGTAGTGGCCCTTCTTATGTTTGTAGGGGCAGAAATCAAGGAACACAGAATACAGTTAGAAGGCATGGCTCAATGCTTACGTGGTAAACGCCACGCGGAGAGACAATATACACCAAACGTTACCTACAAATGCATTAAAACTAAGGCAGAGTTAGAAACAAATATTGACGGTTCTATAGCTATTAAAAAGATAATCCTTGAATAAACAACATTACGCATTTTTTCTTAAGAAAAACAGACCTAGAAATAAAGTAGCACAAGAATTAAGTGATGGACGTTACCATCAGCGTGTGGTAAAAAATAAGAAAAGATATGACAGATCAAAGAGTAAAATTTCAAGCAGAGATAGTGAACGGGAAATGTCCGACGTGTGATGAGCTAACAATGTTAGTGGGCGTTACAAGAGATTTTTATAGATGTTTATCTTGTGGTTCTGACCTTCATCAACATGTAAATGGTAAAATAAGTTATCTACCGGCGTTAAATCCGCCAGAGGGCACCAAGCCTTACGTCAAAGAATGGGTATAGATGGCTAAAAAATCTCAGTTTGGAGTTAACCTATATCACAAACAAAAACCTAGAAAACGGCCTGGAAGACACAAAAAAAATTTAAATAAAAGCGAGAAAAGACAACAGAAAAAAAGAAAAAAAGGCACTTGACAATAATCCCTAGATATCCTATATAGGATATATGAAAGAAAAAAAAGTAATACTAACAAGCAATAACATAACACAAAAACAATGGTCTAATTTATTAATTGAATTAAACTTAGTTTGTGAGTCGTGGAGACCTTACGCAAAAATAAATATTCAAGCTCACGGTGCTAAAAAAATTATTGCTAACGGAAAGAAAGTAAATGAGTATAAATCAGACAAAGATTAATAAAGAAGTTTTCGCATGGAACTAGATATTATAGTTCTAAAAGACGGATTGTACCAAGTGTACACAATAGCAAAAGACTTGACTGAGTGTTATGATTATTGTGACATTGTTCGAGAACAAGTTACAACTTATTTTGAAAAATTAAATAGGCATATTATTATGAAAGGCAAACTGTTTGGTGCTGAGTGGTTTGGGTGCATTTGCCGGTAAATAAAAAGCATGGCGGGGCTCAAAAAGAGTCTATGTTAATTAAACATTATGCCGACCAATGGTGTAGAGAAAATGGCTACCCATTGCAAGAGCGAAGATACAATAAGACCGTTAGTAGGCGTCCAAGTTCTGCAGTATTGCGTTCCTCTGTACGTTCGCGATGATCCGAAAGGTAGCAACGAAAGCGGCGCCTTCTACGTTAGTACGTGCACGGAAAGCGTGGGGGCCGAATGAATTATGAAAGGAGCACAATGACAGATCAAACGCGATGGGGCATACCCGAAGTGCAGATGAAAAACAAAGCAAAAGCTTTTAAAGAACAGACAGAAATGAGAAAAGAATTGTCTGAGTATGTTAAAAACTGCAGTGTCTACAGTCTTCATAAATTGTATGAAGAAATGAAAAGAATAGAAACAAAATAATCAAACCTATCACAAGAGGGAATTGAGTGATAGGCTATTGTGGTGAGAAATTATCTCTAACACAATGCTGCCACATTGTCAAGTTTCTTGAATCCCGGCACATGAAAAGGTAATAGAAATCCTATGTTGGTTTACTTCTTCTGGTCCAATCTCTTTAAGCTTTCTAGCAGCCTCTTCGTACCCTGCAATACTACAATCATAACCACTATTAAATTTAGTAGGCCATTCAAAAGTGGGCATGCAAGTACCACTTACATAGCTACACATAGTTAATAATAATATAAATTTCATCTTGACAATCCTTTAATCAATCCTATATAATCATCAGAAATAAATGAAAGGACACAATGACTGATATAACTAAATATAGAAATGTTTCGTTAACACATGAAACATACAAGACTTTGATTGCTTTGTCGAAGGTATTATTGCCTGATGCCAAGCTGTCAATTAGTAAAACCATTGAGCAAATTGCAAATGAGAAAGCGAAAAAGTTAAATGGAAAAATTAAAAAAATATAACGTACGAATCGTACATTGTCCAACTTGTAAAGGTAATGGCTATTTAAAAGTTGCTACCGAATCTGAAGAAAGAATTCATCAATGTTGGGACTGTGATTCTGAGGGAGAGTTTTATATACATGAGCCCACAACTAATAAGTTTGATGATGCTGTTGATCTGTTTACAGATGATGATACTGTAAAGATTCATTAACATGACTGAACATGATTTTGCATATCTCGCTGGTTTAATAGATGGAGAAGGTTCCATCTACTACAAACGAACTAAACAGAAGCGTAACACTAGACCTGGAAAACCCATACACAATGTGTGGGTGATAAGAATAGAGATTGCCATGACATCTGAAGATACTCTTAAATGGTGTCATGAGACTTTTAAGTGTGGTTCGTTTGGTGAACGTAAAGTTAAGAAAGGTTTGAAGAGACAATGGCGTTGGCGTGTATCTCACAGAGACGCGTTAGAAATTGCTCTTGCTGTGTGGCCTTACATGAAAAACAAACTACATAAGATTGAGCAAATTATTGACCACTATGAGGGCTATGATGGCGTAGGTAAAAATGTTATAGACTTTGATATGTACCGTAAAACAAAAAAATTTAATTGGAATCTACATGGCAGCTAAGAGCAAAGGTTTTAAATGGGACGGTAAATCTAGAATATCAAACGATACTTACCGAAAAAATTTTAACAAAATTTTTAAAACAAAAGAAAAGGAGCAAGATGATGTCAGACAAGGACGTAAAAGACCACCACAAGACAATGGATAAACTACAAAAACAAGAAGATGATAAAGGAAAAATAGCTTACCAAGTTTTAACTTGGGGACCATGTGTAGTTAAATTAAAAATAACTGATGAGTTTTTTAAAGTATTAACTGAAGAGTGCACTGCATCCGTTAAAGAAGAAAACTTATATCAACACAGACTAGCGGGTATTATTAAGAAAGAATATCAAATAAAAGATTTAACGAAAGTACAACCTTACATAAATGAATTTGTTAACATCTACGACCAAGTATGGGACAAGTGGCGTAATGCTAAGGAACGTTCTAAAAATAGTTACATTATTAGAGCACTTTGGGTTAACTATCAAAAACAACATGAGTTTAATCCACCACACGACCATTCAGATGATTTGTCTTTTGTAATTTATTTAAAGGTACCAGAAGAAATAAAACAAGAGTACTTAAACTATAAAGGAAAAAGTTCTGGTCCGGGTGGCATTAGTTTTATTTACGGAGAAGGAAATAGACAGGCAATTACTTACCAAGCTTATTTTCCAGAGGAAAAAGATTTGTTTATTTTTCCAGCGTGGTTAAAGCACTATGTAGCACCATTCCAAGCAGATGTTGAGAGAATATCTGTGTCGGGTAATATAGCGTGTAATATTCCTCTTAGCGCGATAAAGAAGGTAGATTCAAACGTAAAAGTAGATGAAAATAAATAATAAATACAAGTATATACAAGGAAAACAGATCACGGACCATGGAACTGGAAAGCGAGTTTATGACATAGATAATTCTAGACTTCCAAGTGTGACTACGATACTAAGCGCTACAAAAAATACAGAATTTTTAAAGAAGTGGAAGGCTAAAGTTGGAGAAGAAAACGCAGAACGAATCAAGAATCATAGTTCTAAACGGGGAACATCCATGCACAAATTCATTGAGTCTCATGTCTCAGGAATTGGCTACGATGATCTTACAAGCATCGGACAAGAGGCGAAGCCCATGGCCGAAAAAATTATTGAAGTTGGTTTTACGCCTATTGAAGAAGTCTACGGTTCAGAAATTATGTTACATTATCCTGGGTTATACGCTGGCTCTACTGACTTGGTATGTTTACACAATGATTTAGAAACTATTGTAGACTTTAAACAAGCTAATAGACCTAAGAAAGAAGAATGGATTGAAGATTACTTTTTACAAATTGCGGCCTACGCACTAGCGCACGACTACACACATAAAAGTCAAATTAGGCAGGGTGTTATAATGGTATGTACTCCAGACCTATACTACCAAGAATTCAAGATACAGGACGAATCATTAAGAAGTTGGAAACACAGGTTTCTTAAACGATTAGACATGTATCATGAACTAAAGTTCGATGAGAAAGAACAAGCAAACGTAAACATGAAAGAGGAGGATTTTAATGAACGAAAGACTACGAAGAACGCTGACATCTCGATACCAAGCAGAGATTGACGATGCAAAGTACAAGATTAAATGCTATAGTGAGCAGGAAGTTATCATACCAGAGCACCCGGATATTACAGGTGAGGTAGATAGATTACTTGACAAACTGTCACAAGCTGAAGAAAAAATGGCAGTAATGGAGCTACATTATGGCAAGATTGTGGCAGGAAAACAGGTACTATAGACAATGTATATGTATGGTAAAAAAAATAAAAAAAAAAATAAAAACTACTCTAGAAAAAGTGTCATTCTGTCACTTTCGTCTAGAAGTATTGGTTTTATTGACTTTAGGGTAGACAGTCAGGTAGACACTTTATGTCTAAGGTGACAGATTATTTTGTCTACCTAAGGCAATATTTAGGATTGCCAGCACGCGAGGCATTTCATTTTCATTGTTTTTTTAAAACTTTTCACATACATATACATTATGCCTAGGAAAAGAAGAAAATCTACTGCCTCAACGGAAACTCCCGACATACCTTATCCGAAAGTCAGAGTGGAGTGGATCGATTGTGTGAGTGATTCTGGCTGGGCAAACGACAAAGAGTTTGATAGAATGAAACTTGCTAGACCTATCAATGAGGGGTGGTTATACTCTAAAGATAAAAATTCAATTAAATTATTTGCTTCTTATGACAAAGAAGATGATGGTAGTTTTAGTTTTGGGGATCGGACGATGATACCTCGTCAGTGGGTTCGGAAGATTCAGAAACTATAGGCGCCTCAATTGCTTCACCCTCAACAGTCTTTGCATTTAAAAGCGGTGCGTAGTCGTCTAAAATTTGTTTCATTTTTGCTTCTAGCTCTTGTTCTGACATATCTTCTAGTTTCCCAGTTTTTATTATTTTTCTGTCTATGTATAGTCCTGCTGCCTTTCCTCTTGCTACTTCAGCATTTACAGCAGAGGAGAAACTCGACTTCTTAAGAGCTGCCTGTTTGATTCTGTCTAGTTCTGCAACATGTCTTTCATACGTAACTTGGTGTTTTTGCAATCTTTCGTCATGTAGTTTACCTATATACTCTACAACTAGAGGACATTGTCTTGGATTTGTAAGTTCTGATCCTTCTTGCGCTGCTCTTTTAGGTGAGTAACCAGCCAGTAAAGCTGCTTCAGTCTTAGAGACAGGTCCGTCAGGTCCGCCAAATACCACAAACTCAGCAAATCTTTTCTGCATTTCTGTTAATCTTTTTGGTAATCCCATGATTGACAATTTAAGGTAAGTCTCCTATATTGTCAAGTGTATGAAAGATAAACGTACATATACACATTTGAAAGAACATGGAGAAGATATGACACACGAGAACGAAAGCAAAGTTGATTTTAAAGAAGATAGGGGTACTTTAGATTTAAGTTTACTCATAGACCAACATAAAAAACAAATTTGGGATTATAAGGTGAGAGAGTCTGAATGGATTAAAACTAAAAACCAATTAGATGGCACCCAGAAAATAATAGAAGAAATGTCTAAAACAGTTTTACAACAACAAAGAGTTATAGAACATTTAGAACATGATAATAAAACTTATAAGCAAGAAATTGAAAAACTTCTTGCAGAAAAAAACAAATGAGAGTAAGAGACCTGCAGGAATTTTTATCTAAATTCACAGAAGCCAGTAAAGATGGTAGTAGACAGGGTAATGCCGTGAGTGATGCGGTTATCTTTGTGGAACGAGACGGATTCCTAGAAGAAATCAAACGCATGGAAGTTCACGAAAATAGTCAGACAATCATTGGAGCCGCTGGTAATCATCAGTCACACAGGCTAGTTTTAAAAACAACACAAGATAGAAACATTATTATTCCGGATAAATTGCGTAACGATGTGCTGTAATTGCCTGTTATGTTTACCTCGAAAATTGCATGGGTCCAGAAGCAAAATTTTACAAAGAAATTAAAAAATCTATACCCGAAATATCATGGATTCGGCTGGAAAACCTTAGCTCACTTGGTACTCCTGATCTATTGGGCTACAATACTTCTGGGCACTTTTTTACTCTAGAACTTAAAGTTACAAAAGGTAAAAAGGTTAGGTTCAGTCCTCATCAAATTGCGTTTCACGTGAAGCATCCCAACAACTCTTTTATCATGGTAAAGGCCCTCGGTCCTTTACCCACGAAAACTTTTTCGTGGTCCATGTATCATGGACATCGGATAAGAGAGCTTGCAACTTCGGGCTTGAAGCTTGCTGCTTGCCACTCTGGGCTTGAAGCTTGTCGCTTGGCGTTTAAGAACCTGAACTAGGTTCTGGTTTAGCTTGGCGCTTGTAGCTTGTTACTTCCTGCTTGTCGCTTGAAGCTTGAGACTTTAGGCCCGGATCAGGTGCACGCCTTCCAGCCGCCGTCGCGTCTCCTCGGCTAATGACCCGATCCAGTTTATTACGTATCGATCGTAATTCTTTATAATACTTTGGGTGTTTGAATTCCATTTTAATGTTGCCCATATGATATATTTTTTATTTCTTTATTCCAGCAATTTCTACAATCTAAGCATTGATTGCCTTGCTTCGCGCTGGGGCATGTTGCGCCGCTTGTCACCACTGTTGATGTATGAGTCCAGCTTCCAGCTGCTGGTTGGTCAATCATAGGCATGCTAAATCTTATAACCAAATTAGCAGGCGCCCTTGATACGTGATCCTTGATCCATGCTTCACGTGTTGGGAGCCAGTGACGCTTTGAAGGCGTCAACCTGCATACTTCATAAATTTTATTTAAATGATCAAGATCCTGGACATCACCGCTATCGTGCCATCTAAAGACATCGGGCTTTTTAGAATTTATTAAATGCGCCATAGCTTCAACCCATTGTGAAGAGCTTACAGCTGCCAGCCTTCGATACTGTGCATCCTGGACAACTTTAAATACATAACAGCCTTTAAGCGCATAACAGTCATAGCAGGTGCTGCCTTCAACCTTCCTGAGCTTGGAGCCCGTTTTGCATTCCTTGGCAGGGAGGCCAATTGACCATCCAGGCATTTTGCTTGGCTTGCTCAGGCTGCCGCCTATTATTTTAAGTGCTTCTTCTGTTTTCATTTTTTATCCTTTCTTTTTTTGCCTGGCGTGCTGTTCTGGTCCATTCTGGACACTTATGAACAAAACTTCGGGCCTCATCTAGTTTCAGTTGCCACCCGCCAGGTCTTAGTCCTTTATAATCCATGATTCAAGATTTGTCAAGCTTGGAGCTTGAAGCTTGGCGCTTGCGGCTTGCCGCTTGAAGCTTGATACTTTTAAAAAACTTTTCACAGCTGCGAAGATACGCCCGCGGGAGCGTTGAATGCTCCCGCAGGAAATAGTGTGTTAAGTCGTTATGTTTTATTCTTTTCATCTGCTTTAATATCTTTTAATATTTGATCATGATTCATGGCTGGCACATCATCTTCACCAGGTCCAACATCAGTGCGTGAGTTGTGTATCTTACAAACAGCCTCCAGGACTTCCAGTGCATCACTATAATTTAAGCGTTGCACCAGCTTTTTAACTTCATCCTTAGTTTTTTGAACTATTGGATTTGGTTTTATTTTATCTGCATCAATTGTTATCATCATTATTCTCCTCTCTGTATTTTTTTGATTCTTCTTGATCCTTCTTAACCAGCCTAAGAATTTCTTCTAAAGCGTCTGCTATTCTTTTTAATTGTGCATCATCAAACATAATTTATCCTTTCTATTTATGTGTTGCAGGGCAAGTGCGGGTAGCGTGAGCATCCTCGTGTTATCCTGCTTCTGGTTTCTAATTTTTCAACCAACTTAAACACAATTATAAATACCATATTCTCCTACATTGTCAAGCATTGCTTGAAGCTTGAAGCTTGCCGTTTAATTCTTTCTTCTTTAGAATGATTTTTAGAATCATTCTAAAGTGACCAGTCTCCACACGATACTCAATAGACGTAAGGCGTCAAAGCTGCGCGTTGACTGATCCCAGATCCATGCTCTTCACAGCCCGGTTGCATGTGCCTTAGGCCACTAATAACATGGATCAGGGATCAGTGCGGGGCAATTATTAGGGTATGCCCCGCATTTACTTTTTTTATATCACCTAATTAGTATAAAAAACATAAATCAAATATAGTCCTTGACTATCCTATTGTCAAGTGATATTTAAACTTTATGCAAAATAAAAATATAGAAAGGAAACAAATGAGTAAAATACGTATGAATACCGAATTTAGAAATAAAATTTTAAATAGGTATAGTGAAAGTGCAGAACAAGAAATAACACAAGAGAAAGATGCTTTTAATTCAGCAAGGGAAAAAGTTGACGAACTATATCCAAAAGCTTTTGAACTTGCAAAGAGAGTTGTAGGTAGAGCATACCCACAAGAAGATGTTCAAACTTGCAAAAGTTTAAAACAAAAATATGGTAGTCCTCTTGATGTTGTTGCAAAAGATAAATGCTTTTATTTCTCTTATGCAAAAGATGGACTAGAAGAAGAGATTGAAGATGAAGATGATATACAAGTATCTGAACATTTTGATTTTGGTCTTTATGGTGATGTTAGTGAAAGTAGTTCTTATCACAATGATACAGGAAAAGCTTTTGCTTATGCTTATTGTCGTGAGGGATTAAAGGCGCAAGATTGCAACCCAGATATATTGGCACAACAAAATGGCAAAGATGATAACCCATATAAAACTAAACACATTGAGGCAAACGATAAAGCTTTAGGTTATAATAATTATTCAAGTTATAATTCTGATAATGATAATTCAGTTGGAACTACAAAAGCTTTTGATAGTCAATATTATTTAGATATTATTGGAACTTCACATTGTCGTTCAAGAACTATTGCCTGTACTAAAGACGAGTTTATAGTTTTTAAAATGTTAAAAGTTGCAAAAGCAAATGTCATCACTTGCCACCAAAAATGGGTTGATAGTTTGGAAAAACAAAAACAAGCTATGAAGACAGGATTAAAAGCTTACAGGTATTTATCTGAGGGTGTTGAGTTAATGAAAGAACTAGGCATTGAACTTGATGAAGCAGAACTTGTAAGATGTAATTCAACAGGACTTACAATCTATAATCCTGTGAACTTGGCTAGTATGATAAAAGGTATGAAAAATACTACCATGACAAGAGAACAAAAAATAGCAATCAGAAAGGAATATGAAAGTGAGGGAAAAATAAATTAAATAAGCTATTGACAAGTTAGGGAGTTTCCTATAAACTCCCTAATATAACAGAAAGGAATAAAATGATATCAAATAAAACATTTAAAATAACATACTACGCAGACAAACATAAAAAACATATTACACGTTTTGGTAAATGGATTGACGGGTGTAAAATATGGCAAGACAAAAAAGGAAAAACTATTTTTACATATTGGGATATAGATGCAGATAATTTTAGAAATGCATCTGTGTCTTGGACTGTGAGGTATTAAAAATGCCAAATAAACATTTTTGCCAAGGACCAAATTGCCATACAAACCCAACATCAGATAGATTTCTAAAATCAAAAGGAATAATTCGTGGGCGCTATGCATATTCAAATATAAATAGTAATTATCAATATTATAATGCAGAATCAGATAAATATTTTTGTAGTCAAACATGCAAACTGCAATGGCTAAATGAAAACATGCAGAATATCGAACGAGGTATTCCTATTGCATTTATTACACATAGAAGAATAACTGAGGGATATAAGAAAGTAATTAGTAACAATGGATATAGGACATCATCTATTGAAAAAATACCTGTTGACAATGATAATGAAAATGATAGGATTATCCCATAACAGAAAGGTATAATATGACAAAAAGAAAAACATTAAAAGCAGAATATCTTCCAGGTGGTTCTAAAAGACAAGAACTTTTAGACCATGCAGTAGATTACTTGTTAAAACCAGGACAGACTCAAAACATTAAACATGAGTTTTGTTTAACTTATCTTCAAATGACTGAGACTGAATATCTGGAAGCATTAAACAAAGCAACTAATGGAGGAGTAGAAGCATGGGCAAACTAGAGAGAACACACGAAAGAAAAAACAGATTCAATGGTGAATCTGTTATGCTAACAAAAGAAGAAGCAGAGAAACACGATGCAATATTCATGCATGAATTTATGGCAACTAAAGAAGATGAAAGACTTGGAACTGGTGGTAGTAAACACTGGCAAGAGATGAGAAAACTTTTATCATGGTTCATGAAACATAATGCAAAAGCTTATATGGTTCTGTTAGACTAGTCACGATGGGCGCGCTTCGCGCGCCCACGTTCCACGTACCAATAGAGGTACCAAACCCAATTCCAATTTAAAACAATCTATTAAAACCGATACACCCTTTTATAAAAAGGGGTCCCACTACTCTAGGTTGTATTGCTTGATTTAGACAGTTAATGGTGGTAAAAAACTTTTTAAACACTTAAAAGGTGCAAAAAATTTTAAAAAAATTTTTTATGAATTTAAATAATATAGATATAAGTAAACTACCTGCTGATGTAAGAAAAGAACTTCTTAAGTTACAAGTAATGGTAGCTGAGAAAAAAATTAAAAATCGTGCACGAACTGACTTTATGTCCTTCGTCAAAGCTGTGTGGCCAGAGTTTATAGAAGGTCCGCACCATAGAGTTATAGCAAAAAAATTTAATGACCTTGCAGAAGGAAAAATTACTAGACTAATTGTTAACATGCCACCAAGACACACAAAGTCTGAGTTTGCAAGTTATCTTTTGCCAGCGTGGATGGTGGGCCGTACTCCAAAATTAAAGATTATTCAAGCAACGCACACAGGAGAACTTGCAATACGTTTTGGTCGTAAGGCAAAAACATTAATTGACAGTGAAGATTACGCAAAAATTTTTGATACAAGACTTCGAGAGGATAGTCAGGCTGCCGGAAGATGGGAAACAGCACAAGGCGGAGAGTATTTTGCAGCTGGTGTTGGCGGAGCTATTACTGGAAGAGGTGCTGATCTACTAATTATTGACGATCCACACTCGGAACAAGACGCAATGTCAGCTTCGGCGTTTGATAATGCTTACGAGTGGTACACGTCAGGACCTAGGCAACGTTTAC